ACCTTCTTGGGTATACGCATTTTCGTAGACTACAACGTCATCAAGGACAGCAATATCGCAGTGCAAACCAGTAAGAGAAGTCGTTAGACCACCCGTAAAGATGCTGGGATCACGAACTGACTCAGCTTTTCTCTTAGGATGGTCAAGACTGATCTCAGTCATAGTCCACTTCTCTCTTTTACCCTCGTCATAGTGGACATAATCAGGCCAGTACCTACGGTGGATGTCCGAAGTAAAGATAGACTTAATAAAAGATAGCTGCTTCTGGGCTAGATTAGATGTAGCTGAGATATATAGCACTCTCAAAGTAGGATCTCTCGTTAATTCCCAAGCCACACGGTAGGCTACTAGGGCAGACTTACCATGATCTCTAGGAAGAAGAGTAAGCTGGTGTGTCTTAGCATCCTCACGGTTCCACCAACGGCAGAGTTCTTCATGAACGGAGCCTAGCACACGTTGGGGAGCAACAAGTCTAATAAAAGTAATTAGATCCTGTTCAGCAGCTTCTCTGATGTCATCAAGGTTAGCCATGCTACTGTAGCTTCAAGCCAATTCTTTCAGCATCATCCTTAAAAGTCTTACTCGTCTCGACTTCCTTACGGAGTTCAGCGTTGATTTCTTCCTTACTGGGTCTACCGCGCTTCCCCTGCTTGTCAAGGTACTCGTTATCAGCGAGGTACTTCATAGCTTGGAAGGAAAGCTTCTCATCCTCAGTAGCAGCCTTAATAATAGAGCGCATAGCCCTAGCCTTCAGCTTAAGGTTAAGCTCCTTCCGCCACTGGTCTACGTGCTTTCTGATAATGGGAGACTCTAGGACTCTCTCCCAGTGCTTAAACGAACCAAGGGTAGTCATAGCAAAGTCGTATTCGGTTACATCCTCCATATGGATATAAACCTTCTTCATGCTTTTATACAGAGTACCATCAGCACGATGATCGTCTTCTTTCAATGTCCAAGATGTCCCGAAGATTGGTCTTTCATCTGGGAGTGTAGTCTCGTAGAACAGTCCTTTGGTCTGGAATGCAGCCATACTATTTACATCTCTTTCTGAAATGATCCCACTCACCACCCTGACGAACACACTTTTGGTAAGCCTTCTCTTCTTCAGGGGTCATTCGTTTACTTATGTACTTCATAGCAAATGGGATAAAAGCAATTAATATTCTAGTTCCAAATTCAATCCAAAAGGCAGGACGCTGTGCAGCAAGATAACCCCCGGCAAACATACCGATGAGGACAAGACTTATTGCAACTATCTCCTGCCAAGACATTAAGCAGTCTTATTAGGGATAGCCCAGACAAGGATAGGGGTCAAAAGGCTAACAACTGTAGCGACTGTCTCCTGACTAATCGTACCCAGATTGATACCGAAGAAGAAGTTCAGCAGGAAGATGCCCGACATAATCAGAGCAACGAGAGCCTTATCCATTGATGTAAACATATTGTATTCTCCTTATTTTCCACGAGACTTAGATTTTACTACAGGAGTTCTTTTAATAGGTTTAAGACCTACTCTACTAGCTTTCGTTTTCTTAGCAAGACTTTTTCTAGCTAATCTTGCTGTACCAGATAAACCTAGTCTTTCAAGCCTTGATGTTTTTGCAGCAGGAGTACGCTTACTGCGAGTAGTCCACTCCTTGCTCTTATCAGGTCCTCTCCACATACTACCATATTCCGTAGCATCATACCACTTATCAAAAGATTCCCTTTTTTCTTTTGCAGTAGATGTTTTTGAAGCGTAGAGTTCATCCATTCGACGCCTCTTTACGAATGTATTCATATGTATATTACGTGGTACAGAACCTTTAGGCATACTTATCTCCTACGGATACTTGTTTCTAGGTAGCTCGAAGTGAGGACCGTCTTTAAAAGATTTCCAGTCTCCACCCCAAGTAATAGGAATATTTTCTAGCTTGGCTGCTTCCTTTACTACGGTAGCTAGTCTAGCATACAAGGGCCAGTCCCATTTAATCTTACCATTTAGTGTAACAGCAAAGTCTACAGCCTTACTGTAACCGTCTTTACCGGGGATATGCCTAGAGTTCAGGGTTGTTGTAGCACCAGCCTTAAGCAACTTCTTCTGTTCTTCTAGAGTCCTGGGACCACAGGTAATAACAAATCCAAAAGACTTGTCCTTGATAAGACGGGCAGTACGACGAACTACCTTAATAAGATCCGGGTGGACTCTTTTAAGCTTTGCTTCAGACGAAGAGTTAATAACCATTCTTACGGTGTTCTCCAGTGTATATGAGAAGAAATCCACTGAAAAGCATACGGGATAGCCATACCAATAATAACAATGACACCACCGATATACGCAATCTTTTCTTTTATAGCTGTCTGGAACAACTGAAGTTCTTCTACTTCTTCTTTTAATTCAGCAATATCTTTAGCACACTGCTCAGACTGAGGCAGACTTTTAATACCATCTTTCATGTATTCTTGATTAGCTTCAATCCTAGCCAACCTCTCCGCTACCTCAATCTGCCACTGTTCCATGCTTTATTACCCAATCATCTTAATGTCGGGATTAGTACCAATTGTTGCAAGAAGAATCTGACGGCTAACATCATTTGTCTTTACCATTTCATTTCTGAAACTTTCGACAGCAGCACCCGTCTGACGCTGTTGCTGGGAGTTCTCAATCATAAGCATTGGCATCCACGCCATAGCGCAACCCCACTCATCAATTTCTTTCCCCGTATTAGGGTTAGTACCACGGAGCTGAGTAAACCAAGAACAACCAAGACCCTTACAGTCTTCTTTAATAAGCGGGCAGAAGTTTGAAGGCTTAAGCTGCATGGTCAGTCCTTCGACGCAATGATGAGATCGATGTACTTAACAGCCATGTCGATAGCTCCAGAGAATGTATGAGAATGAGAACCGCCACTAAAGGTATGCGTGTGACTTCCACCGCCGCCGTTGTAACTGGCAACACCTAAACTTGGAGCAACAGATGTTCCTCTTAGAACATAATTGTTGTTGCCGGTAGTATAACCTGTAAAACTAACATCAACGTAATTAGCGTTGCTCAAAGCGGCAGAATCTGTTGGGCCGGGAGATGCAACGTAGTGGGTATGAGATGGGATTTGCGAAGTACTGAGTGTCGTATCTCCTACTGTACCAGTAACTCCTTGAGAACTGGTAGAACCAGAGAAACTTTTATTAGCAAAGGCAGTACTGAAGTCAACTGTACCACCAGAACTTACTGAGCCACTAACGACACGCAGAGCTTTATCATTCTGAGTTGTATCTTTTGTCCAACCTGTCGGCGCTGCTGTCTGCTGGAACAGCATACGTGTGCCAGATGGTATAGTAGAACTCAGACTGTTTGTAACATAGGTTTGAGTAGCAAGTGTTTGCCCTTCTACAGCAATGACACCAGCAGATACTCTAGAAATTGTTGTATCTGAAGCATGACCAAGTTCAATAGCGCCTGTCGTAACAAGACTACCAGATGAGTCAACGGATACTCTTAGAGTACCACCAGTGCTAATGCCTACTGTATCCGCTGCCGGGAAATAGATACCTGTATTCGTATCACCTGTTACCGTAATAGAGGGTGCAGTGGAAGAACCAGCCGGAACTGTTACTACTCCAGTAAAGGTAGGGGAAGAAGAGATTTCACCTTCGACATAAGTTGCAATCTGAGCACCAGTAACCTTCTTACTGGTCCCACTCTCATTAACTTCAAACTGCTGTGTACCGGATACCGATGCAGCGGAAGTTAGATCTGAGATTTTTATGTTAGCCATAAGTTAGTAAATCCTCTTCCAAGCATCATTCATGAACCTGTAAATACTAATCGGTGTAACCCAGACACCTTCTTTATTAACAGAGGGAGATCCAATCTTCCAATTAGTTAGATACTTAACGAATAGTTCAGAGTTAAATGGTATATACGTATCAGTAGCAACGAGAGAACCAACAGCATTATTCTCACTTATGTTTTCTGTAATTCGGGTATCACCAGATTCGGTTACTCTGGTATCTCCTGCTTCTGTTAACCTTTCAAATGGTACAAGAATAGATTCGAATTTAGCATTAAGAATTGCCATATTAAATCTTTCTTAAGCTATAGCTAAATCTATATCGTTGATAGCAAACTCAAGAGTATCTCCATCGTTAACTGTCTTACTTGCTGTTAGCGCACCATGCCACAGAAGATTATCAGAAGAATCAAGGATACCAATATGAGTGATTAAACCCCAGCTACCTCCAGAAGCTGTAAATGAAACGGTATTCGTATTGCTCGTTGTACCACCGGGAGAACTAGCAGCAGCAAATGTTACAGACTGGCGAGAATAGTTAAAGCCTGAGACTTCAGTACCACCACCTGAATCAGACGGAGGAGCAGTATACAATGCTACATTCCAAGCAGTCGGGCGAGTAACACTCTCCGTTGTCATTAACCAGTCAAGAATAAGTTTCTCAGAGTAATCTGATAGTGCAGCCATAATGTTTTACCCTATGAAGAAACTTTAAACCAGACATCTCCGTCTTCCCCACCGGAGGGAGAAGCTGTACTAATTGTTACCCGATTGAACAAAGCAAAGATGTCTACACCGTTAACGTACAATCCATCAGCATTCATAATCGAGTTACCATTCATGTCTAAGTCTGCATTCATGGCATTCGGAGTAGATCCATCGAGGGAGAGTGTATTCTCAAATCCATTCCTAAGATTATTAAAGTTATCGTTTATGGTATCAGTTGCCTGATAGCCCGTACTAACTGTACTAATATTAGGTTTCTTAGCCATTAGACAGGCGTAATAGGTGTAACAGCAGCGGCAGCGGCGGCTGCGGCCACAGAGCGTTCCCAAGAAACTGTCTCCGAGAGAAGCTGACCAAGGATAGCCTTTGCATAGTTCTCAGCTGTCTCTTCCGGTGTTGCGGGACGCGATACCCAAGACTGCACGGAGAGCGTCGGGCGGTCGGCTTCCGTCTGGTCTTCACTAGGCGACCACGAAGCATCAGGGATTTCGCTCTGGATGTTCTCAGTTACGGTGCCGTAAGGAGATGCCATGAGATAGCCCATGATGCGGGGCGCATCACTGTCAGCAATCTGAAGGTCTTCTTGTAGGTCCAGCGTGGGACCAGTAACGCCAAAGAAAAGGGTTGCCATTATTCTGTCTCCTGCGGTTCGGTTTTATTAGCTTCAGCCACTGCGGCTTCCAGCTTGGTGAGAAGGCTTGCAGCCAGCTTCACGGACTGAAGTCCGGTAGCCTTAACGCCAGCATCAAGCAGCCCTGCGAGGGCCTGTAGTTCTTCTTGTGTCAGTTCAATCGTGATCAATGTAATATCCTTTTATGATGCGGTTGTAACGGCTGTCCAAGCGGTCGCGCCGTCCGTGTTGACATACATGCGGTCATTAGTTGTTGTACCGTCACTGCGCAGATACAAAGACCCCTTAGCGGCTGACAGCGTAGGCGCACCACTTCCAAAAAAGACGCCCATATTTGTGATGTTTGAACTGAAGGTAAGACCACGCCCTGCGGTTCCGCCAGCGGGAAGAGTTGTGGCGTAGCAAGCATTAAGAGAGCCATTGGTGTCGATCTGAGCAACGCCTGTTGCCGAATTGTTGCGGAATATTACGCCAGTACCCGCGCTAACCGCTTGTACGGATGCTGTTAAAATCTTGCCGCCCAAATAAATATCACGCGGCCTGTTCGCGCCCGATGCGCCGATGTCGTAGGTGTTGTCGGTATTGGTAAGGAAGTGACCGGATGAGTTTATATACCAGCGGTCATTTCCAGCCGTGTTAAACTGGATATATGAAGAGCCAGAGTACAGTGCCAGAGGACGGGTTACGCCTGTTCCCGCTGCCTCAGACGTAATGGTGGCGGGACCACTAGCCGGAAAGGAAAACCTAAGACGCTCATAGTTGCTTGCGTCTGTGTACGTTCCGTACAGATTAAACGCCTGCGCCGCCGTACCATTCCGCAGCGCAAGGGTGTTGGCGGCATCGCGGTTAAGAATAACATCTAGCGATGCGCCAAAATACAACTGACCACTATTGGTGTTAATCAGGACGTTCGCGCCTACAGCCACTCCGCTATTCGCTGTAATAACTCCAGAGAAAGTCGCCGATCCCGCGCTATTAATCGTCAGCGCCGTGGCCAGAGCATTCTGCGCCGAGCCAGACGAACCAGCCGGGGCGACTTGGAAGATGATGCTGCCGCCAGCAGCGTTACCTGTACCCTGAGAGCCAGTGATGGTGAGGTTCGCGCCAGCGGTGTTTGTGGTGCCAGCGACAACCGACTGCACGGAGAGCGTCTGGGCTACGGGTGCGGCAGCGTCAACAGCGCCGAAGCGGAGGTTGGCTGCGGCGCGGCGGGTGAGGAAGGTGTCAGACCAATCAAAAGCCCCAAACGACGTCAACCTAAAAGCCGTGGCTGCCGTAATGGTGTTAATTCTAAGAGCGTTAGAACCAATGTTAATTCCGTTATCCGCAAATGGGAGAATGTCTCCGCGAACATTAGTTATGCCCGCCTTACTCACCTTAAACTGGCTCACAGTTCCCACCTGCAAGTCCATCAGCAGCGAGGCGGAGCCAGTGTCGTTGTCCGTGGCGTTCATCTTGATGGATGTGTAAGGGCCACCACCGGAAGCCCATGTGTCAGCTAGGTCGTAAATATAGCTCATCGTTATACCCTCGTCTCAATAATCTGGTTGAATCGGTCTAGAATATTAGCATCAAATCTATCTGAAATTGCCAGTGCAGAAACCAATCCATTAAAATAATAAGACCCATCAGGAGCCTGAAGACCGGAATAAGTAGCCGGGGATGTTCTACCTCTTATCGCACCGGAAGGATGGTATAGACCCCCGTAAGTACTAATGCTTACTCCGGTAACATCGACTACGTTCATAGAGCCATCAGCGGCGTAAAGACCAACATAAGCTGTACCGGAGACAAGATTAATACGTAAGGCACCAGAAGCAGAATATCTTCCAGTCCCTGTCGTATCTGAAAGAGCTACGTTTAAAGCTCCTGTACTTGTATAAAGAGGCATCGGCTACCCTTAATTGGAGACACAGATAAAGAAGAAAGACAAAAGAAAAGACTTAAACCCTACCTTAGGTATATCTTTTAGTTAAAGACCTTTAGGGTAGAACTCATAAAAGATTATCTACTCAGGTTACTATCTAATAGTTTAACTAGAGTTTAATAATCAATTAGGATAGATACCTTAACTCTATCCCCCGGGTTTAACAATATGTATCATTATAACATATCCCCGCCCCCGGAGTCAATACCCTTTCTCTATTATTACAGAAATTTAATAATATATTTATCTTGACAGGGTACTCTAATAGTAAGTCCGATTGTCTAGAATTTCTTCTAGAAAATTTCATGGTGTGATCTAGGAATATAATCCTATCTTAAACCCCCGGGGTAGGAGGGTAGTCCTAGGGTTAGGCAGGGATTCCTAGTGGTAGGGGCTTTAGGATTAATCTGATAGGAATCTTTTCCTATGCTAGGACTTTATTCCCATGGGGAAGCCCTAGGAATATATTCCCATGGTAGGAATGGAATACTATATGTAGTACACTAGGAATAAACAGACACTAGGGATAGAGTCCTATCGTGTTACACCAGGAATACTATCCTATCCTTCTTATCCTATTGATCTTATTCCTATCTTGTCCTTCTATTCAGTTAATCGTAACACAACCAGTTACACTTCTGGTACTACTCTTTCTGACAAACTGGTACTAGACTCGATTCCAGACTTGGTCTAGTCTCTAATCATCAGAGAGAGGGAAGGACAAACGCAACGGACATAGCGCGGCACCCAGCGCAAGCCATTCAGCCTAACGGCCACGGCAAATCAGGGTGTAGGTTTACTAGCCTTCCGGTTGTGACATGATGCTTTCGTGGTTGACTGTCTATGCCTGAACGGAAATAGGACTGAAACGTGCTAGAGCATGCATGTGCCAATGGGGTGGAAATCCCTGCGGGAGGGTGATTGCGATGTAGTAACCCTTTCGGATAACAATGGCGGGCTGGCATCAACCTAGAAATGGGCATGCCTATATCGGAACAAGAAACCGTTGCGCTTGTCCTTACCGATCATGGTAAGAGATAGGAGCTATTATGAAACTTATTACTGACGTAAAGGCAATCGATCTCGCTATTAAGTCTATCCAATCGCGGGGCTCTAAGCTGAGTAAGGACATCCATCTCACTGCGGTGTCATGCTTGAACCATATCGAAAAGCATGGGGATATTACCTTGCTCA